GAGGAAATTGAATTTAAAATTACTGAAAACGATCATAAATTGATATTGAACTCTGTAAGAAATGTGACAACCACTCATAATTCTCAAGTTGCAACTTTAGAATTTGTATCCGTAGAAACTTATGTGGATCAAACTGCTAGATTAAATAAAAAGTTTACTGGTAATGTTTCGGAAACTGTTAAAGATATACTTACTAAAGATAGTAAGGGAATTAAAACCAAGAAAAAACTCTTCGGCCCAAAAACAGAAACCACTAGTGGTGATATCAAAATTGAAAAGGATAGAGCTACTAATTCTTATTCATTTGTTGGAAATTTGAAACATCCATTTGATGCGATTCAATGGTTGTGTCCAAAGGCACAAGCATCTAAAGATAGTTTTGGATTTTTATTTTATGAAAATTTTGATGGTTATCATTTTCGATCAATTAAGAGTTTGTTAGAACAGGAAGCTTTTGTATATAAACAATCTGATACAGATATTGGAACTGATGCTGTTATATTACATAGTAATTTAAATAAAACAAATGATATTGGTTTGAATTTAAGATTAGGAATGTATGCAAATCGAACTCTTTTCATTGATATTGAAAAACAAACTTTAAAGGAGATAGATTATAAAGTTGAAGATTTAGGACTTTCAAACCCACCTAAGATAGCGAATGAATTGGAGACATATCCAACTCGATTGATGGTTAAGGCTAGTGACGTAGGAGTTGCTCAAAAAGGATCAGATAAAAAGGAGACACAACCAGACACTGAGCTTGACGAAAAGAAAAATAAGTCTTATATTAGGAATAATTTACTATTTTCCCAATCATTAAATATATCAATTCCATTGAATACCAGATTAAGAGTTGGTTACATGATTGATGTTAAATTCCCTCTTAAAAAAGATGATAGTGGAGACGACTCTGTAGATTCCTATGGAAGTGAAAGAACCAATGATGCAAGTGGAAGATATCTTATTGCTGAATTAAGACACCTTATGGCTGGTGGTAAAAGTGAAACACAACTGAAATTAATTCGTGATGTGTTTACTGTTTAACAAAAACGCTTAAATAAAAGAAAAGGAGAATTAAATGAAATCAATCGAAGATCACATTGAATATGACAAGAAAATTGCTGATGATCCACAGTCGAATCCAGCAGCGAGAAGACATGCAAAAGATGAATTGCATGATTTAGAAGAGTATGCAGAACATCACAAAGAAGAAATTGAAGCAGGCGATCATCATGATCCTAATGCATTAGAGTTGTTTTGTGATAATCACCCAGATGAACCTGAGTGCCTCGTATATGACGATTAATTAAATGTACCAAGAAGGGACTAATTTTTTAGGAAAGGATGGATTCCACTGGTGGATAGGTCAAGTTACCGATCCAAAGAAAGGAGAGTGGGATAATACTTTAGAGAAAAAAAATGCTGAGGATGGTAAACCCATTTACTCACATCGTTGTCGTGTTCGCATTGTAGGATATCATGGTTGTGGAGATGAATTACCAGATAATAAACTACCATTAGCACACGTTCTTTTACCGCCTAATGTGTCAACCACTGGAGGACGTGGTGAGACAATGCAATATCAAGGTGGAGAAGTTGTAGTGGGATTTTTCTTTGATGGTAAGGATGCTCAACAACCAGTAATATTTGGAACTTTATTTAAACAAAGTTACGTTAAAGATGGATTAACAAATTCAGAATTTGAAACAAAAAAACAAACTTGTTTTGTACCCTATACACCACCAGAGGTAAGAGCAACAGCTGGTGATCATGAAAGGTCTGATACAGGTAATGGTAATGGTAATGGTGAAGGCGAAGGTAATGGAAACGAAAGTGGAGAATGGAACGGTAATTTTGTAAACTCAGTTGATGAAACTGTTGCAGAAACGAATGTAAAACATAATACAGAGTTTGAAATGGAAAGCTCTACTAATTGTGGAGGTAATGAACTGGCAAAGATACAGAGTTCTATGAAGGAGTTCACTCGAAAAATAAAAGAATTAAAGAAGTTACAATCTAACAATGTTTATGTGAATCCTCTTTATGGTGGTGTAATTGATATTGACTCAGAATTAAAGTTAGCGTCAAATAGAATTCAAAATTCTATGACAAAATTGATTCGTCGTGGTCGCTCTAAGGTGATAGAGGATACTATGGATAAATTATCAAAAACTTTTAAAGATAAAACACCTAAACCATTACAGGTGCCTGCTGGAGATGCCGTGAATAAGTTATCTGATATAATATATTGTAACTTTGAAAAAATACAAGAGGAGATGGGTGATTATTTGAAGAAGAGTTTGGAGAATATGCTTGGACAAATTTTAGATGTGCCTATTTGTGCTGTTGAAAACTTTTTAGGTGATATGTTTGGTCAAATTAATAATATTTTGGATACAACTCTTGGTGATATGTTTCAACAATTGAACAATATTCAAGGTGGTGGTATTCTTCCTCCTAGTAAAACATTTACAAAGGCAATTCAATTTGCAGATTTAATCACAGGTTTTTTAGAGTGTGATCAAACGAATTGTCCAGAAAATACCACGTTCTCATCTAAAAATGGAACTAGAAAATCAACACCTAATGAATTTGACAGCATACTTGATAAGATAGGACTTAATAGTGCTGTGGATGATTTTGTAAAGGGTCTGGATGATATGATTGATGCAGAACCAAGTGCTCCAGATTGTAACACTAACGTTCTTAAATGTGGCCCACCAAAAGTAGACTTCATAGGTGGCGGTGGTCATGGTGCATCTGGAAAGGCAATTATTAACGCTGTCGGTAAACTAATTGGTGTTGCGATTACTGGAAAGGGTTCTGGATTTACAGAACCACCATTACTTTCACTATTTGATAGTTGTGAAAAAGGTTCTTCTGCTGGAGGTTTTGTTAGAATAAAAGATGGTTCAATAGATGAGGTTGTGATTACAAGTAGTGGCTCTGGATATTTACCAAATACAACGGAAACTGATCTTGATGGAAACGTAAAACAAATCACTCCAGATCCAAACGCAAATTATGATGGTGAAACATCTTATGTAACATCATTAGTTGATATTGTCCTTCAAAACACAGGATTTGGTTATCGAGAGGGTGATACGATTAAGGTTGAAGGTGGTCAGGCAACAGCTGAACTAATAATTGAAGATGGGTTGGTGGCAGGAGCAAATGTCATCGATGGTGGGTTTGGATTTACAGATCTTCCAGATTTAATAATAAATAGTGATACTGGTAGCGGTGCCAGATTAAAACCAGTTTTAAAATTCACCAAGGTCGAAGATGCAGCTGAACTTGCTCAAATGTCTCAGGATGCTGTCGTAACCGTAATTGACTGTATAACAAAATAAAAATGGGAAGATACAAAACAATTGATAGAAAAAACGTAGAAAACGTAGTTTACAGTAGATTTGCTCTCAAAAGTGGTCAAATGCATGGCATACATGGGATGGCAAACTTTGAGGTGCAAACACAGGAATCTCAAAATTTTGGATTCTATTCAAACACAGGTCAAGGTGCAACTGAGGGTGGGCCTGGAACTGGTAAAGCAGTTTTATATACGCCAGGCATGTCAACTGAAGTTCTTGGCAGTGGACTAAAGACTAGAGACGCTGGTGATAACACTGAACTTCCAGCGAAAATTATAAGATGTAAAAACGGTGATGTAATTATTGATTGTTTTAATGGTAACATCACTCTTAGAGCAAGAAACATTACTCTTGATGCAGAAGGTGGTGGTCAAGATGGACAAATTAATTTGATTGGAACTCGAATTATTAATGCAGATGCACCTGATATTCGACTTCAAGGTGAGAAAGTATTGATTGACGCTACAAATAGATGTGATATAATAGCTAAAGGATTCTTTCAACTTAGGTATGGATTCTCGTTGGCTGCTGCTGATAGTGATATGGACTTTGGTGTTTTAGCAGAAACTCTTAAAAAAGATGTCTCTTTTGCTCCACGAACTGTCGAGGAGAACGAAGGCCTATTAAATGATCCAGAGGATAGTTAAATGCAAATAATTAAAACACAAACAGATAAATTAGTTGTCGGGTCAAACGATGTCTCACAACCAGAGGGTGAAAAAGATCAAACACCAACTGGAACTGCAATATTGAATGGCCCCGTGGTCATTGGAGATGGTGGTAGAGGTGGGCCTCAGAATAGATATCAAGGAGTATTGAATGTTAGTAGTGGGTCAGCAACTCAACTTCCACTTGACCAACAACCAAAATTAAATGTTGATTTGGCAGCAGCGATTGATGGTAATGTTAGAGTGATAGGTGACAGTAAAACTCAAAATGCTATGTTCCTCGCTGGTGGAGGCGGCCCAGATGTTCTTTTCGTTGCTGGAGATGCGACTTTTACTGGTGCGGTTGATTGTGGTAACAAAGGAGCTCTTGCATCTAGATTTTCTTCTGCTGATGGTCGTCCAAAACCATTCGATATTCAACACCCTACAAAAGGAGAGGGTCATCGACTTCGTTATGCCTGTATTGAAGGCCCAGAGGTAGGAGTTTATTATCGTGGTAGATTAAAAGAATCAAATGTAATCGAATTACCTTACTATTGGAAAGATTTAGTTGATGAAAATAGCATTACTGTTCAGTTGCAACCAATTGGATCAAATCAAAATCTTGTGATTCAAGAGTTTAATAATGAATTTATTGTCATCGCAGAGGATTCAACTAATACTGATTTAATTACTGATTTATCAACTATTGATTGTTTCTATCATGTATATGGTGAAAGAAAAGACATCAATCCTTTGATTGTTGAGTATGAAGGAAATAGTTGGGAGGATTATCCAGATCCTAACTTTGACCCTAATAAAGTTGATGATGATAAAAAAACTTATACTGATCCTCGTTTCTCTGGCCCACCAAACACAATCACTACTTGAAAAAATTAATTTATATAGAGGAAAATTTTATTTCTCTTGATGAGTGTCAAAGGTTTATTAATTTATCTCTTGCAAACAAAGGAAAAGAGATGCCTTATGGTAATGAAACCAGAGGTGGAGATACTTACCTAACTACAGTTGAGTGGAAAGATCATACCGCCATTTATCTGGGTGGTGATGTTGAACCCACTTTACCATCATTAGATGATGCAGTTGTAACTAAGGTAAATAGTATTTGTAAGAGTTTTGATTCAACTGCAAATCTTGATTATGTTGGAGTCATAAGATGGCCTGTTGGTACATTTATGAAACCCCATGTTGATGATAATAACGTGCATAATCCAGATGTATTTGCTGCGATGTTGTACCTAAATAATAATTTCTCTGGTGGATACACTTGTTTTGAAGATTTTGAAGTTAAACCAGAGCCAGGAAAACTCATAATATTCTCAAATTCACAATATCTTCATTACGTTAGTAAGGTCGAGGGTGATGAGAGGTTTGTTTTATCATTCTGGTATAATTCATTGAATAAATAAACTTAGACAGAATCTGTAATTAGAGAAGAATAGGATGCCTCTTTCAAGACTGGAGAATTTTCTAAAGAATATACAAGGTAATGTTATCTACGTTGACCCCAACGAATTGGATGCGACTGATAGTATTGAAAACCAAGGAAACTCCCAAACACGACCATTTAAAACGATACAGAGAGCTCTGATTGAAGCTGCTAGGTTCTCTTATGTTGTAGGGCAAAGAAATGATAAGTTTGATTTAACAACTATAATCCTCGCTGCTGGTACACATACAGTGGAC